AAGAAGATCGATATTTTGATTATCATGACGAAGACGCCATAGGGAGTTTATTAAAAATCCCACACCGTCATCCTGGTGAGTTTGACTCACTTCCACGAGATGCTTGACGCGGTATCCTTCGATACCGAACCGAGCTCTCACAGGTGTGGCCTCATCAAAGTTAGAGATGAATCCACCATCGCCAAGTGTCTCAGGAATCCGAAGCCGTAAGGCAACGGGAACCGAAGATACGAGGTGATCGAATGCTTTCTGAAAGTTAGCATCACAACCGAAGTGTGAATTTCGGCGGTGCGCCAACCGACGGATAGCGTTCGCTGCGCGATAAATTGCTGGAACGGATGATAGTCTACCTTTAAGGTAGATTGGCTTAACATCGACACCAGAGAAGTAATGTGATCCGCAGCTTTCTCTAAATGGGGAGTTGATGTAACTCTTCTTCCCATTAATTAGAAAGCCGTAGAATCTCATCATCTCTGAGAACAACTCATAACTCGCTGACGGCAATATAACATCATCGCCATAAGCGTTCACCTCCTGAATAGGGAGATGAAGATATTCTGCGCAGCAACATGCTACCGCGTAGAATATCAAAGACTCAAGCTGGAAAGTGAATCCGTTCCCCATACTGGAGAATTTATTCCACCTTCTGGGTTGAGAGTTATGGGTGCCGTAGTGAGATCGACATGCATCCATCAAGTGAAACCATCGCGGAGGGATCAACTCCTCAACGACGGAACACGAGATGGAATCACTAGCAGAAGAGAGATCAACTGTCGCAAGTCGGTTAGTAATACTGCCAACTCGTGCCAGATATTGATTCCTCGACTGATAGCGCAGATCGACCCCACACCGACGGAGGCGTCTTCCAATCATTTCGCCAATGGACTTTTGGAACCATAAATTGATTCCAGGTTCAATGGCGATAACTCGATTGGTTGTTGCGTCCTTCGGTACAGTGACCACCTTATTCCCCACCTGGAAGGTTGGAAAACCAGCCAGGGGCATTTGAGAAGCCCAAAGAGGATAAGCATCCTCAAGAGCTTCCCAGGGGATAAGGTTGTAGAGATCACGCGTGATTCCAACTTCACGTTGGAACTTCTTTACTGGACTGGCTTCCCTACGCTTTATCAACGTAGAGGCGCCAGGGCCCCAGTCGGGAGATGAGAAAAACTCATCCGCAGAATAATCGCCTAAGATTCTTTCGATTTTTCGAATGATTGCGGAATGCAACCAAACGGCACGACCGGCGTAAAGCGGGTCGCGCGAAAGGTCTCTGAATCGATTGTTCGTTTGCTTACACAGAAGCTCGAATTTCTCGAATTTCTGCATAGCAACTTCGTCCAAGTCGTAGGGTAAGGAGAGATCCTTATACTTCGACAAGAACTTGGTTGCAGCGTAAGCATCTCGGCAACTCACTACAGAATTGTAGTGAGAGGGATCGAACGAGAGTTGAGCTAGCTGCTCGTGTTCCTTACTTTCGTAAAGAATCCAAACAGCCAACGCTCTCGGACAATCCAGAGAAGATAAGAAGTTTTTCACCACCCTGGTAGTAACTGCCAGGGGAACGCGATGTGACTGAAGTCCTTTAAGGAACTTCTTTCCATGCTTTTCAAAAGACATGTGGACCTCCAGGAGTTAATACTACTCACACTTTGCAGTGTGATTCCGAACGACCAATCCGTTCTTTAGAAGACGGTTCG